GAACACCAACACCGACATGGCCCCCATCCGTCAGGACGATCAGGGTCGGGTCTGGTACCAGGAGGAGGTGCAGAAGCCCGCCTACCCCAAGCCTCGCGGACGCCGGGTGCTGAAGTACCTGGAGACCGGCGTCGAGGTCAAGACCGTGCAGAACGGGGAGTACGTCGAGACCTTCGAGGTCGCCGGCGTCGGAGCGGGCAAGCCCGCGGAGGTGAAGATCACCCTCCCCTCGTACCAGGTCGGGATCTACAAGGACCCCCGCTTCCCGTTCAAGATCCACACGTACAACGGGCGCGAGGGCTTCAACCTGTTCGAGGTGCAGGACTACTACGGTGGAGCGGAGCTCGTGCCGGAGGAGTGCAAGCGCCTCTACATCGAGAACGACCTGTGCTACGACATCCGGACTGTCATCCGAGCGATCTCGAACGAGCATCGCCAACTCCAACTGATGGGAAAGATCAAGTGACTCCCAACTACGCAGAGCGAGCTCGCGTCCTCGTTCACGACTGCATCCTTGCGGACCCTGTCGAAGCCCACGTCAGGCTTGATGAGGTGTTCGTCGTCTGGTTCTGCAAGACCCTGAAGAACTGGAAGGCCCTCGTCTCCACCACACACCCCCATGCGTTCTACTACGAGGTCACCCACAACGGGGACACCGGAGAGACGTACGTTGACATCTACACGAAGACCGACCAGGTCGTCGTCGAGCCCATCGAAGCAGGAGAACCGAAGTGACCGAGACCACGATGCCCGAGTTCGAGACCGTCGACGACCTGGTCGCGGACGCCGCGGCCAACGCCGGCTACCACACCATCCTCGAGATCTGGCGCGAGGTGCTCGTGCCCTCGTTCGAGGAGCGGAAGAAGAAGATCACCCCGCAGTGGGCCAACCGGATCGTCACCACGTACCAGGGCCTCGGCTTCGGCGACATGCACCTGTTCCGCGACCGCTACTTCGACAAGATCGCGGAGCTGTTCGCCATCCTCGCCGCCGAGATCGAGGCGGACACCGAGTGCCTGAACGTGGTCACGCCCGAGGAGGACGTGGAGACCAACTCCTTCCGCTACATCAACGTCCTGACCAACTGGCAGAAGGCGTTCCTGCAGTGGGAGATCGACTGGTCGGCCGCGGCCTCGGACGCTGCCGTCGAGCTGGCCTCGATCTCCGAGGTGCACCGGATGTTCTTCGACCAGAACGGGCTGACCGCTCTTCTGGATCAGATCAAGTTCGAGTTCACCGACAGCGACCGCGACGTGCTGGCCGCTGAGCTCAACGACATGCGTGCAGCCGCGGAGGTGTGATGAGTGTCCAGGAAGAGCGGGAAGCCATTGAGCTCCCGCATCAGGGAGACCTGGCGTTCGGTGCTCTCATGGATGCACTGGTCCCAGCGGAGGCGGGAGCGACAGGATCAGCTGACGGCGCTGCAGGAGCAGAAGCGGGTGCGGGAGCAGGAGCACCTGCTGCTCTTGCTGCGAGCCCAGCAGCGGGAGCTCCTGTGGGAACTGGCGCTCCCGCTGGTGGACAGCCTGACCCGGCTGGACAAGCGCCTGCTGGCAGCCCAGCTGCAGTCGGTGGAGTACAACCTCCTGCTGCAGGAGATGGTGATGGAGGTGCTGCAGGCGCAGATGCCACCGGTGTCCCAGCAACTTGGACTGTCGACCCAGCCGCCCTTGTCCCCAAGCTTGGGGAGCTGAGCACTGCGGTCGAAGCCAACCTGTCCAAGGCGTACCAGCAGGAGGCGTACACCGCGGCCCGCGAGGACTACACCCAGTACTTCGAGGCGCTTGAGAAGCACCCCCGCCTGCTGGTCGGCACCGAGGTGCCGGCCATCGGCAAGGAAGGGATGGAGCGCCTGAAGGACGCAGCCGACGCCAAGGAGTGGCAGGAGGCGGTCAAGTCCATCCTGGTGCAGGACATCCGGGAGCGGGCCACGGTCAAGATGGAGGAGTCGAGCGACTTCCTGCAGACGGTGCACGCCAGCATCGACCTGTTCAAGAACAACCCCGACCTGATCCCCGGAACCAAGGGCTTCAACAAGCCCCTGGCCGACTCGTTCGCTGGGATGATGGAGCCCTACGAGGTGCGCGTCGAGGGCAAGCTGCAGGGGTACAGCATCCCGGTGCAGCCGATCATCGAGAAGCTGCGCACCCAGCTGAAGACCGCAGCGGCGGCTTCGCCTCCGCCGGCTGCACCACCTGCGGCGGTTCCGGCGAGGTCCGCGGCACCGGAGCCGCCGCAGGCTGGCATCCAGTCCAAGGCAGGAAGTTCCTCGGAGAGGGAGGATTTCTCCACGTTGTTCGGCACAATAGGACTGCCCAACCTTCAAATCTGAGGAGCCAGCCATGCCGCACGACGCCGCTTTGTTCGCCACATCCGTCAAGCAGTGGAAGTCCCCCGCCCAGACGGAGGCAGCGAACGCTGCCGCAGTCACGGCAGCCCAGGCCGAGTACGCCAACAGCGAGGGCCAGGCCGTGCACGACTACAAGGTGCTGGCCGGGCTGTCCCCGGTGGCACCGGTGCTCACCACCCTGACGCCGGCCACGATCGTGAAGGGGACAGGCACCCACTCGGTGGCCGTCGTCGGCACAGGGTTCCTGGCTGGCATGAAGATCCTGTGGGACGGGGTGCTGCTCACCCCGACAGCACTGACCGCCACCACCTGCACGGTGACGCCGACCAAGTCGGCCACGTCCAAGACGGTGAACGTCTACGCGATCAACTACGACGGCACCCTCGAGGCGCGGTCGAACGCGAAGACGTTCTCCTACACCGACGTGGTGGCGGTCGTGATGACCAACTCCAACACCAAGGCGGAGATCATCGCGTGGCTGCTGGACAACGGTGTCGCCCTGGACGAGGCCGCGCTCAACTCCCTGAACAAGAGCGAGCTGCTCGATCTGGTCGAGGCTCTGCTCGACGACGACTGACAGGAGGCCGGTAGTGCCCACCTTCCCGGTCCACTACCGGCCGAGGCCGTATCAGGAGGAGCTCCACAAGATGTGGAGGTCCAAGCGGTATGGCATCGCGGTGCTCCCCCGCCAGACGGGCAAGGACGTAGCCGCCAGCATGGAGCAGTGTGACGCCCGACTGCGCACACCGAAGACCACTGGCGTCTACGTCTCCCTGTCCAACCCGATGATCCGCGACATCCTCTGGGACAAGACGTACATCGACCCGGTGACGGGCGAGTACATCCGTGGGCTGCAGGACAACGTGCCCTCGGAGCTCGTGGACTGGAAGGGCACCCTCATGGAGGGGCGCTTCAACAACCACAGCCGGCTGAAGCTGCAGGGCTACTTCCAGTCCGGCCAGGACAAGGCCGGTGTCGGCACGTCCTACCAGGACTACACGATCACCGAGCTGGCCCTGTTCACGCGGGAGGACCCGATCCCCCGCATCATGCCCATCCTCGAGAACCGGGCTGAGCAGAAGCGCCTGATGGTGGCGAGCACGCCCCGTGGCAAGAGGCGCAACCCGCTGTGGCAGCTGATGGAGTCGCTGTCGGGCAACCCCGAGGCACAGGTGATCGTGCGAACGATCGACGACCTGAACGCCATGATGAAGCGGGAGGGGCTGCCCGAGGTCCTGACCGAGCTCGAGCTCGAGCGGATCAGGGAGACCTACCTCAAGCGGTTCGGCAACGACCGCATGTTCGAGCAGGAGTACTACGTCTCCTTCGAGGAGATGGACGCCGCGGCTGTGTACGGCGAGGCGTACATGAAGATGGTCGGGGACAAGCGGGTCCACGACTTCAACCTGGATCCCGGCCACCCGGTGTACGTGGTGTTCGACATCGGTGCCTCGGGCATGCAGTCGGACGCCACCGCGTGGATCGTGTTCCAGTGGATCAACGGGCGGCTGTTCCTCTACGACTGTGGAGAGGGCCACGGCAAGGCACTGCCCGAGTACGTCGACGTGCTGCAGGCCAAGCACTACTTCCACAAGGTGGCGGCCATGATCCTGCCGTGGGACGGTGACCACCACGAGAAGGCGGTCAACACCACGCCGGCCGACATGATGCGCCAGCGGTTCCCGAACGTCGCAGTCTTGGCCAAGAGCAACAAGGTGTGGAAGATCCCCGGCTCCAGGAGCGGGGACTTCACGATCGTGACCGACATCCAGCAGACACGCATGATGCTGTACAACACCATCGTCCACGAGACGAACTGCCAGTGGCTGCTCGAGTGTCTCGAGAACTACAAGTACGAGTTCAACACCCGGCTCCAGATGTGGACACAGCAGCCCTTGCACGACAAGCACAGCCACATGATGGATGCCCTGCGCTACGGGGTGCAGGCAGTGAAGGAGCTGGACTTCTTCAGCGGAAAATTTTTCGACAACCCAGCCCAGGACACTGGCTCGACGGACTACGTCCAGGACTACACAGGAGTGTGGGCATGAAGATCGTGACGATCCGCCAGGCACTGCAGCAGGTGGCCGACCAGCCCACCATGAAGACCGACGTGCTGCTCGACGTGCGAGCCTACGAGCTCGTGGCCAGGTCGCTGTACGAACTGGCCAACGGGGTGAGCAGCGAGCGAGGGTCAGGGGCCAAGGCCAACATCGCGCGCAACATGATCTTCAACCGGTTGGTCGGCAGGCGGAAGGCAGGCTCCCACCCTGCCACCCAGAACAAGGTCGAGCTGGACTTCGTCGACCTCACAGGAGGTGAGATCGGTGAGTGAGCTCGTCCCGATTCGTAGGTACCGGAGCCAGGTTCCGGATGAGCACCGGACCTCGCTCGACACGCGGCTGCTGTGGCTGTGGCACCAGCGCTTCGGCACGGTGCAGACCGTCTACTCGCAGAGCCCTGACATCCTCGATGTCACGGCGGCCACGCTGATCCTGCAGGCGGTGATGGCCAAGGATCTGAAGTCCATCCAGCAGCTGTTCCAGCGCCTCGAGGGCAACGCCATCTACGACCGTGAGGTCATGGAGAAGGTGCAGGCTGTGCGTGTCTGAGCCCCATCTCCCGCCACTTCTGCGCCTCGGGGCGCTGGCAGGGGCGGCAGGTGCACTTCCGCGGCTTGCTGGCGTGGTCGAAGGCGTCCGTGTCCGGCCTCGTCTCGGGCCAGGAGCGGGCCTCTGAGGGCAGGAGGTCCAGGGGTGGGAGCCAGGAGCCATGCCAGCGGACCCAGCCCTCCTCAGCCGGCTTCCTGACGCCGTACGCCCGCTTGTCCAAGGGCTTCGGCTTGTACCTGGTGCCGTTGCTGTAGACCCGGGTGCCGTCCTCGAGCACCGTGATCGGGTGGTGCGTCATGGGTAGAGGACACCCTCGACGTACTCGGCGTAGAGGGTGAGCGTCATCGGCCTGTGCCTCCGGATGTAGTAGCCCGGCCGCACGCGGTACGCCTTCGGCACCTTGCGTCCCATGATCCAGGTCATGTACGGCTTGCCGAAGTAGAACTCGAGGATCTTGTTGATCTTGCGCAGGTCGCTGCGCCAGTTCTGCTTTCCGGGCACGAACTTGGTGGGCTCGGCCATGATCTCCTTCATCACGATCCCGGTCGCCCACTCGTAGATCATGACCGCGGAGACACGGTGACCATGCTCGGGGCTGAGGTTGCGGAGGAACTTGCGGCACTCCCGCTCCCACTGCACGAGATGTGGGTTCTCGCGGATCAGGTACTTGTCCTTCGTGAAGGGCATCCTCGCCCTCATCTCGTCCGGCAGTACCAAGGAGTCGATGCGCACTGACGTGGGTGCGGCGTCTGCCGTTGACGGCAGGCGCCGCTTGTCAGCATCCTCCTTGTTGAACCTCTTCTTCAATTCCTCTTCAACTTCGGACAGGTTCGATTCATCGGGCATGTCCGAAGCATACCCACAAAAAAGAGAGAGTCGAGACCTTTCGGTCTCGACGCCCTCCCTCTCTACTACGAGTCGATCTCTCGTTTCCCGCACAGCTTGCACACCTTGAGTGTCCAGCCTGCGCCCCCGTAACCCTTGTCCTCCCAGACGTGGATGCATCGCTGCCCCCACTTGATCGACTTGCCGATCAAGACGCCCAGGATGAACGCGATCACCAGGTACCCCGCCACGAACAGCAGGGCCTTGTCGCTCACTGGTAGCGGGTGACGTTGGCGACGAGCTTGTCCGCCTCCAACACGTCCAGACCCACAGCCACTGCCCTTGCGTGCAGGTGCTTCTCCCAGTCCGGAACCGCGGCCAGCTTCATCTGCTGCCCGATGGCGAACAGCGTGGTGTTGCGCCGCCCCGCAGGGATCGGCTTGTTCAGGTCGACCAGCAACTGGTCCTGCATGAGGAGTACCTCCGTTGAGTCTTGGCCCTCGATCGTTGCCACGATCGCAGCCGCTTGAGCAGCCGCCTTCTGGCGGTGCTGGATGAGCGTGAGCTTGAGGTGGTCGGGCAGCTCTGCGATCGCTCGGCTGTTCCACCTCTGCTGCGGGTAGTGGTACACACACCCCGTAGCCCTGATATCCACGCCCTGCTTGATGGCGATTCGATCAGCGAACATGGAGAAGCCGGTCGTGTCGTCCCACTCGTCCTCGCTCGTGGCGTAGAACAGGTGGTACCCGTCTCCTCCCTTGCTCGTCTCGCTGAGGGTAGGAGGCAACGAGCCCAGCTGGCTGGCGAACTCGAGCCCTCCGTTCTTGCCGTCGATGTCGATGCACACCACTCGCATGGAGCGCATCACGAAGGCGAAGGCGTGCCTGCCCTGATCGAACCCGAACAGGATGGGCGTCATCTTGAAGGCACCCTTGGTGTACCTCTCCATGAAGGCAGGCTTGCCCTCCTTGGCGATCAGTCCCCAGCCTGGGTCGGTCGTGCCGTCCTTCCATGCACGGACCAGGGCGATGCCCTTGGGTCCGGCGTGAGGCTCGAGCTGTCCCACTGGAACAGCGATCGCCTCAGCGTAGGTGTCAGTTCTCCACCACGGTAGTGCTGTCATGCGCATCGTCCTTTCTGAGTACGGACAGGAAGTCGAGGGTCGGCTTCTTGAGTCCACTGATGTACGCCTTCTTGGTGATACGCGAGGACCCGTCCTCATCGGTCACCCGTACTGACTTGCGATCGGTCGCTCCGCTGATGATGAACGGGGCGAACTGTGCCTTGACGTCGGCCTCCGACCAGACGCTGTTGAAGTCGCCGGCTGCCACGCGCCATGACCTGAACGTCTGGTGCAGCTCCTCGAGGAACATGCCGACCAGGGAGTCGGCACCATTCGGAGCCGCGCCCTCGAGGTGCTCGATGAACTGCATGGCCAGCGAGTTGTTCAGCATGTGCTGAAGCTTGAGCTCGAGGTTCTCCTGTGTCTGAGCAAGCAGGACACGGGAGTCCTCTCGCCTGACGTAGTGCTGGATCAGGAGGTTGAGCAGCGCGCCTGTGTAGCGCTCGCTCATCATCTTCTCGAGGAAGGACTCGTCCTCCTCGTAGGTGTTCGGGAACTGCCAGCGTGCGTACCTCCGCTGCAGGGCCCCCGACTTGTCGGCTGACTTCGGCTCCTTGTTCAAGCCCTCGATGAACAGGGCGTTGGTCTTCACCGGGGTGACGTCGTTGCTGAACTTCAGCACCACACCCACTGTCTCTCCAACCACGATGGACTTCTCCACCCCTGAGTCTTCGAGGTACTTGGCCTTGCCGTCCATCACGATGTTGACCAGCTTGTTGGTCATCGTGTGCATGGCCGGCGAGCCTGCTGCCATCAGCTGTCGCTCGACACGGGAGATGTTGGCGTTGCCGAACACCTGCTCCATCATCTTGAGCAGCACTGACTTGCCGTTGCTCCCGTCCCCGATGAGCAGGACGAAGCGCGAGGCAGACCAGTGTGGTGCCAGGGCTGTGGCCAGGTGGTAGAGCAGGGACTTCGCGGAGTCCTTCCACCTGTCGTCGGTCTCACCCTCGGGTGTGATCCACCCCTCGATGATGGACAGCATCTCCGCTGTGTCATCCTCGTCGGTGTTGAGCACCACCGGCAGGGTGTTCGGGAGGAACTCCCCGGTCGGATCGTAGAGCTGGCCATCGGAGCGGAGCTCCTTCAACCCTGTGGTCGTGCGGATCAACAGCGAGGATGGCTCGGCCATCACCTTCGGTGCGTGCTGTCTGATCATGTTCAGGAAGTCGGTGCTGTGTGACATCCTCTCGAAGGTGGTTCCGTAGACGGAGTACACCTTCTCCTCTGCCGTCGCCCTGTCGAAGGGCATCCAGATCTTGCGGCTTGGATCCGGGACGAACTCGTGAGACATGGTCTCGTAGTCCGCCGGGATGTAGACGATCTCGTTGTGACGCACCATCTCCCACCCTGATGCCAGGGCAGCAGCCTCATCGTTCCTCTCGTGCGGCTTCTTCAATACCATGCGTGTACCCTCTCTAGTGGTTGAGGTGGGTGGCCGGTGGTTAGCCGGCCACCCCCTGTCTCAGGAGTCCAGTTCCTTGAGGACCTTGACCCGCTGGGCAATGTCGTCGAAGGTCTCTCGTGGAAGCTGGCTGTTACCCAGCTCCTCGATCAACGTCTCGACTGCTTCATCCGTCTTGCTCATGTAGTCCTCCTTATCCACGCTGGCCGGGTGGCCAACCCCTCCCATGTGTGGATCAGGTAGGCAGCAGACGGATGACCTGCTTCGCCGCGGTCGACACGAAGTCTCCGCGCGGCATGATCCGTCCGATCAGCTGACGCCTCAACGAGTCGTCCTCTGTGTCATCGAGGATCAGCAGGGTGTCGCACACCCTGTCCAAACCGTCAGTGCCGGTGGCCAGGGTGGCTGTCCCGATCAGGACTTGGTGCATCCCGAGTCGGAACTCTTGGATGATGGTCTCCTTCAGGTGCTTGGGCGTATCGCCCGTGACCATCGCGTACTTGAGACCACCGTGGTCCATCGTGTAGGCCAGGGCCTGAGCGATGGACGAGTGGTTGACGTAGATGAGCAGGCTCGTCCTGTTGGCGGTGATGATGTTCAGCACCTTGAGCCAGATCCCAGGGTGTAGCCGACCGTTCGGTGCGACCAACCCCTGATACCTGGCCACGTGCCTGGCCTCGATGATGGATGCCACCATCTTGTGCTTGCGCCTGTCGTATCCGAGCTCGGTCAGCTCGGCCGGCAGGTTCTCCTGGTATGGCTCTTCGTCGATCTGGTAGACCAGGTCGTCGGCCAGGTAGAACACGCCCTCCTGATCAGCGAGGTAGTCAGCTGCGCTGGTATACCTCTGGAACCCCAGCACTCTGGGCTCCACCCCGAAGGGGTTCTGCTCAGTGACGCAGTTCTGGTAGATGAACGCGAGGTACCCGCCCTTGTGTGCATGTGGTGACAGCACATGGACGACGCAGTAGCAGCGCTCCGCGTCGTTGTAGTTGGGCGTGGCACTGAGCATGAAGACGGGCGCCTTGATGTGACGGGCAGCGGTGTCGAACTTCCGCCACCCCTTGCCCTTCTGTCCACCGAGCAGGTGCACCTCGTCCATGATGATGGGTACCGATCGGCTGATCTGGTAGTCCTTCATCCTGAACTTGGCGTGGCTGATGGCCACGATGCCCATGCCCATCGACCGACCGAGGTCGAGCCACTGCTTGTGCGTGGACGGTGGTGTCACCACCAGCACGTACGTGTGGCCCAGTGCCTTCATCCCCTCGAGTGCAGCCCGGCTCTTGCCGGCTCCGGTCTTGAAGAACAGGCACGCACGCGCAGGCTCGGGTAGATCCTGCACTCCCTCGACGAAATTTTTCTGGTGATCGAACAGCTCAAGCATGGGCCACGCGCCATGCCTGGCCTTCGAGGTGATCCCTCACCACGTCAGCCAGGACCTT